GAGTATATTTGCCACTTTGCTCATACTCTAACTGCCACCTCAACTCCAAGGACCTTTTCTGTTTGTATAGGTCTTGTATCATCTATAACCTCCTCATAGGTTATTCGGTTAGGAGTGTCCGAAAACATTCCTGTTGATTCCCACTTTATACTTTTTTCTCCAATTTTGTCAAGGATAGAATTTTCAATAGACTCAGCAGTATCCTCAGCTTCTACATTAAAAGAAGCGTAGTGATCATAAGCCCATATTTTTACTGTAAATTTTTTCATGAATCTCACCTTTTATATGTAGATTGTGGCGGTTTTAAGGCCGCCACAAAATTTTAGTTATTACGCACCTTCAACGCCGAAGATACCTCTATAGTCAGATGCGCCGAAGACGTATCTTTCCCTAGCTTTGTATCTAACGTTACCAGTATCGAAATCACCTTCCATTGAAGTTGTCAATGGAGTTCTTTCAAAGTGTTTCATACCATTTGGAACGTCCGTAATGACGTACCATGAGTCAGAATCATTTAAGAAATGGTTCACTCTGTATCCTTGAGGAATCATTCCCATAGAGTTGACTGCATTGATGTCATTATCTGCTGTAGCAGTTCTACCTTGAGATTTTAATAATCTCTCAGCGTTAAACTGATTAGCAGACGGAACTATCATCTTCACGCCTCTCGCAGCGATTTTTAAACCTCTTTCATCAGTCATTGCAGCGATATCGATCAGTGCTTGTTCTAATGAAGTTTCGTTTAAGTCCGCTTGAGTAGTAAGTGTGTTCGAACAAGCCCCAGCTATTGTAGTGTGGTTTGTTGAGAACAAAGAAACAGTGTCACCAGTTTTATATGTGCCTACTGAAGGTAGACCATTATTTAATGGGACAGCCGCTTTCACTTGTTTAGCGTTTGACATAGATCTTGCTAAAGCTTTTGTATATCTAGACGCAAGTCTATCATACAAGTTATCTTCAATTGCTTCTTCAGTAATTGAGAAAGCTAAAGCGATCGTTTCCATAGTGTAACGAGCAGTGTAAGTCTCTTGTGCTGTATCGTAAGATACGCCTTGACCTTCTGCTTTTACATCAGCGTTAGCGAATCCTGATAACATAACTTCCTCTTCGAAAGCCCTGTCACTAGATTCAGTAACGTATATTTCGGCAGACTCATTGTCATACCGTTTGTACTCCAGCCCAAATAGTGCATTTAGGCCTGGTTCTAGTTCTTTAACTAGCTGTGCTCTTGATATTGCCATGTCTATATGCTCCTATTATGCGCTATCAACAAACTCATTTAAATTAGAAATAACAACAACTTTGCAGTAAGCTGCAGTTATGTCATTATTTTCAGGATCGTCAGCGACCCTTAATAATCTCCATGAGTAGTTAGTAGCATGTGTAGATCCAATATCCAACGTGTTAGTTGATTTACCTGTGGTTGTACTTCCAGATGCTGCATTCATGTTATATGTTTCCATAAAACCTGCTTGAGTTACAGTATCATCTGTAAAGATTTCGTAGTTTTGCCACGGCGCATCATTAACGAACGCTGTAATATCTTCACTGTTAGCCGGAGTAATGCTGCCTGCATAGTAGTTATCCCAAGTTGGCTTCAAAGTTGTAGCCGCATTGTAGAAAACACCATTTAGCACGCCGCACATTGAAGTGGTTCCAGTTGTTACTACTGTACCCTCAGTCATATATCCTGCTGCACTGACAACGGGAGCGCCATTATAAATAGCAGTTCCGTATCCAGCGTCAATCTTATAAGCAGATTGACCTTGCGGAGCAGGAGTATTTCCAAGCATACTTGTAGCATTCAAACCTTCACCAGCTGTGTTACTATTTGCCATAGTTATTACTCCTTTTGTCTATATCTCTATAGACGGGTTTATTTAAATCGATAGTAGGGAATTGGTTGTTATCCCGAGAAAATTAACTTTTCTTTGTACCACCGAAGGTTACACGAGACTGTCGATCAACATCGATCGGCATACTCTTATGTTGTTCCCTTAGCAAGTCGGTTTCAACTGCTTCGTCTTGACCTTCAGTAAGTTTCTTCTGATACTCAACACGTTGCTTCGCGAGTTCTTCGGGTATCCTAGCCAACAATAGGCCTCCTACTCCAATGACTCCAGCGTATTTGCCTTCAGTAACTACAGGATAATCAGAATCTTTATATTCATCAGCTCTCACTAATTCATATCCTTCTCTAAGTCTTCCAAAAATGTTTTTACTATCTTGGAATCCTACAGATTCGGCTCTGATCCATCTGTGCCTAAAGCCATTAGGCGCTGGTGGTGCATCCAGAGAGGATGGTGGCTTGTACACTTTTGGCCTTTCAGTTTTTGACCGTGTATCAGCCGCACGAGAAGTTGTTTTCTTATCTTTTGTCATATGCTTATGCCTCCTTCGTGAGTTTTAATTGTTTTGCATATTCTTCGAGTGGCACACCTAATTTTTTAGCTATTGCTACTTGAGATGATGTGAGTCTCATTTGTTTGCGACCAGTTTTTGCACTTCTATTCGCAGAAGCCACCGACTGAACGGGTCTAGTCGTTTGTATATCTCCACTATTATCAAATTTATTAGGAAAGTCAACTCTTATACGTTTGTCTATTTCTTCATAATATTCATTTGATTTAGGATCATAACCTTCTTTTTCCACTAGATCTTTGTGAATCTCAAACGCTGTAAATGTCATAGCTCGGTTAGTTCCGAACCATCTATTTTTAGCAGCCCAATCTTCAGCCATAGGATCAGCTTCAGGTAATGATTGTGGAGTTCTTTCTGGTAGTTTTCCACCGTCAGAAAGCTGTGCAGGTTTCTCGTCCTGTACAACTCTTTGTTGTTGTTGTATTTTCGCATTTTCGAACGCTAGTTCGGCAATACGTTTATTTGCTTCGACTTGAGCAGCTGCATCACCTGCTTCAATGGCTTGCGCTAAACTTTTTTGCGCAGATTCCATTCCAGTTTTTACATGCTCCTCAACTTTTTTACTATAATCAGCATCGACTTTTTGAAATCTTTCCTGATCAAGTTGCCTTTTTTTCTCTAAAGCTTGAGCATATTGTATAGCTGCGTCTTCTCTTCGTTCTGCTTCTCTCATCTTACGAGTAAGTTTAGCAATACGAGATTGAACACCTTTACTATAATCCTCTAACTTAGAGTCTTCTTGTTTTTGTTCCTTTTTTATTTCTTTTGCTGTTTCATCTTTTACTGTTTCTTGTTCCGGGGTTTCCTCTTTAGGTGCTTCCGTTTCAATAACGGCTTCATCCTTTTTTTCTTCAATATCTACATCTACTTCAGGTCCTGAAGTATCTATATCTACTGTTTTTTTGTCTTCTGGCATAGTTTTCTCCTTCTATGTTAGTATTGATGCAAGATATCCTCTGGATTCTTGACAGTTGCTAAAACTTCATCTTCATTTAACAACCTTACTTCCCCACCTTCAATTTGTATACGTGATCCTGCATAACGAGCAAAGACCACCCAATCACCGACCTTGCACCATGGGCCATGAGGATAACGTTCTTTATCCTTATAACATTGTGGACCCATCGCTAATACGTTTCCGCACTGTGATGCAATTTGTTGTTTATCTATAGTTTCATGTGAAAATAAAACTCCACCTTTAGATTTTTCACTCATTCTAAATGGAAGAACTAACATTCTCCAACCAGTTGGTTGTGGTAGTTTATCTTTTTCGTTTGTAATTTCTTTTTTAGGTTCGGATTTTTTAACTCCGACTAATTCTTTATTTGGTGTGATTATCTTTTGGCTTTGCGCCGTTGATTTTGATGACTGTGCCTCTGTTTTCATTTTGCTCCTTATTGTCTAGCAGGTTAGAGAGTTCCTGTTTAGTTGCCTCTAGGGCGTTTATTTGTCCTATTATATACTTATATGTTTCCATACTGTCAACCCCTCCGGACGTTACAGAGATTGCTAATGTTTTAACTCTATTATCTAAAGCTCGTCTTAATTTATATATTACGTTTTCTAAATCCATTATATAAGTGCTATTACTCTTAAGCAGTCAGGGCAATTCTTTCTAAATCTGTTGTGACTTCCACAATGATTAATAGTTTTTTTTTCTGCAGGAGCTTCTTCCAAAACTACTGGTTCTTCTTTTTTAGGTGTAAATAAACCTTTCACCCAATTTATAAAATGTTTAATCATTATTTTATTTGGCAGCCTACTTTTTTACCAGTCATGACTGCACCACCTGATTTATAAATGGCTCTTCCACCTCCAGCTTTTTTTAACTTTCCTGCTGAATCATGATGTGGAAAAGCTTTTTTAAATTTTTTATCTAAATCTTTTGTTTTTTTTGGTAGTGGTTGTTTTTTTATTTCTTTTCCAAGTCTCCTTAAAATTTTCGTTATACCACCCACAGATTTTTTAGCACGATAGGGTTTAAGTGTTCTTTCCGGTCTTTTTTTTAATTTTTCCACTGCTTCTCTCAAATTTTTTCTGCGTTCTCCATGTCTGTAAATCATATCTTTGTTATAACCTACATTACCTTCATCTGGTCCACCACCACGTGTTGTGTCAGTGCCCGTAAGAGTACTTTTAGATTTTTCTTTTTTAGTAATCCACTTTGTTGGTTTTACTTTTTTAGTAATCCAACTTTTAGGTTTTTCTTTTATTTTTCTTAAAGGCATATTATTTTCCTTTTCTTTTCTTAGCCATTTTCTTAAATGTCTTTGCTAAAGCTTTTGCTCGTCCAGTGCAACCTTTTTTTGTAATAGGTGTACACTTTCCTTTAGTTCCACGTTTTTTAATTGATTTATTTACGTCTTGAATCCAGCCACCTTTTTTAAATCCAACTCTTTCAGGCATCATATATCCATCAGCGTTATGGCCTGCTGGTGGTCTATATCCTGATCTAGGATTTGTTGCATGTTGCAACGTTAAAGATGTTTGTCCAGAGTTTGGTGATCTAAAACTTCTCATTATTTTTTCTTTTTAGTAACTAATTTTAATTTGCCGTCTTTAACTGCAATATCCTGTTCTATAAATTTTTTATATTTTGGAAATTTCTTTTTAGCGGCTAAGTGTGCACCAACTCCTCCAGCAACTGTGGCACTAGCGCCACCAAAAGCTTTTTGTTTCAGTCTTTTATTATATTTTTTTACATCGCTTGAAGCTTTTTCATATTTATCATGAAGTGCAGAAGCTTTTGAAGTAGCTTCTTTTTTAATTTTAGAACCACTTTGTCCTGGTTTAACACCTTTAGTTGTGTACTGCTTATTTACAGTGTCAACCATTGACTCATAACTTTTTCTTCGTCCTGTTAAATCTTTTGCAGGTTTGATAGATTTAATTGTTCCACTTCTTTTTTTATTTTTTAAAGCTCTACCAAATCCTCTCAGAGCTGCTCCAACTATTGACATAACTACCTACTTATTAATTTTACCAGATTTTCTTTTACCCCAAGCTCCATAAGATTCATCTCTACGATCTTTCATAGATTGTTTCTTAGTGGATTCTTTTCCAGTTCTCATACCTAGAGACTCATCTTCTCTATCTTTGTAGCCTTGTTTCTTTTTCTTAGAAACACTTTTGCCACCTTTGTACGGGAATCTAGATTTGTAAGGTCTTGTTCCAAAATCATTTCTCATATTTACTCCTTATTTTTTTCCATTTCTGAAAATTTGTGTACCCTTTATACCAAAAATTGACGCACATACAAGTATCCATAAATTAGTGAACCATGATGGAAGCGCCTGGAAATGCTCAAAGAACACTTTTATCTTATCCATGGCCGCCGGATCGTCCGACCAGACCCCATATGCGAGCACCAAAATTGGAAGTGTCAATATCGCGAGAACCACCTCGTCCTTATAATCTGCTTGACGAGCTTCTAACAATTTTCCCTGGTAAGCTTCCTCACCACGAGCTTGTCGTTCAGCATGCATTAACTGTGCATCTGACATTGCCATTTTCGTCTTCTGTCGGTTAGCGTAAATTTTACTTCCAGCAGAAACGGCTAATTTAATTGCCGATAACCACATACTAATACCAAGTTGCTGTCTGTTTTCTAGCTTTAGTAGATGAACCTTTGCCACCTGTACTTCGAACAGTTACTTTATCACCAGTTGCAATTCTAGCGCTTGATCCTCTAATGCTAGATTTAGCTCTTGGATCTCTTATTAAATTCTGCGGTGGAATAGAAATTTTATTTCCGCCTTTTAAGTAACCGTCTTTGTTAGTAAACATTGACTGATTGTATCCTTTGCCTTCTTTTGCCATATTTTTCTCCTAGGGTTTGTATATACTAAGATTTAGGACCTTTCAAGGTCTTAACATCTTTAGCCTTCATTCTATCTGAAGTCAGTTTAACATCAGCAGATATCAATGATTTTTCAATTGCTGTATCTGCTCTTAATTCAGCTAATTCTTCGTTCTGTTCCAGTTTATCATCAGTGATTTCTCTGTTTTGAACCATTTTAGCTTTATCTAAATTAATTCTTGCATCTACCTCTTGTTGTTTTCTTTCAGCATCTATTGCTTTAAGATCAACTTCTCTCTCTTTAAGTTTCAATAATGGATCATGATCAAATCTGCTAGTAATAGCTTTTTCCTCATTTAAAAATTCTTCAGTCATATCTGCAATCAATACAGCTTTTCTTGCTTCAATCTTTTGAGATATTTGTTGAAACTGTTGTTGCACTTGTGGGTCTTGAACAGCTTGTTGCTGCATTTGTGGTAAAATTTGAAATTCTTGAGCAAATTCTAATTGTACCTGTTCTTGTGCCATCAATGATATGTGCTCCATAATATTTTTTTCTAATGCTGCAGTAATACTAGGATTATTTCTAACAAAGTTACTTGCCATAAAATTTAAGTGAGCTGTAACGTGTGCTCTATGATCTTGACCTGGAAACGCTTGAAAAGGTTTCATGCCCATTGCATCAATATGTTCGATCGCCGGATCTTTAGGTTGATTCGGTGGAGGTGGTGGTAATATTCTATCAATATCCTTTACACCTAATGCTTCATACATTTTTCTATAACACATATATAAATTATGCATTTGTGGATTAGACATAGCTAATTGCAATTCAGATTGTGCTAATGAAATTCTTTGTGACATTGAAAATATATTTGGATCAGCAACAGGTAGAATATCTACTCTATCGTCAAAATCTGTAACTTTAACATTTCTCTGTCCACCTACAACATCATATGGATATTCCGGAGGTAAATAAGTTTTAAAGATATTAGCAAGTAATTTAAATTCTTGCTTTAACGATACATACAGTCTTTTATGGATTGCTGACATTACCCGTGAGCCACGCTCTAATAGGGCTACAGTCGTACCAACAGCTGCTGATTGGTTCCCGTCACCGACCTGCATGTCAGCAATCGACGCGAACCTCTGTCCTGCCTGAACGACAATTCCCATCAATTGCAATAATGTAGCAGAAGGTTCCTTGTAAGGTAAGAATACAAATGCATCTTTTAAGTTTCCTCCTGGTGTATCTACATCTTTAAATTCACCTGGTTGTATGTTTGCGGCATCATCTTTTACTCTGACACCTCTTTGTTTAAATCCTGCCGGAAGATTTGATAATGTTCCCGCGTCTAACAATTGACGGAGAGCCGCAGTTGCAGTACGACTCAATCCGCCAATCATATGAATGAGTCCAAGTCCATAAAATCCTAGTCCTGGCAGAAATTTGAAATGGACGAAATATTGGATTTTATTTCTCTTTGGATCATTGGGCGCGAAGTTTCGTCTTATCGACAAAACTTTCCGACTACCTTGCTCGATTGTAACGATATAAGGTAATTTTATTCCTGTTGGTTCACCGTTAGGACCAACATCTTCGAAACCTTCTAAATCAAGGTCTACGTGGAATTCTAATAATGTATATAAAGGTTCGACTCTTTGTGATTTAGTCATACCTTCTAATTCTCTTTCTTTTTTCTTTAATTCATTTGTAGTTACATCTTGTGGTCTGTTTAATTCTATATCAGAATAAAAACCATTTACTTGTTGTTTACGTAAATCATTTTCAGACATTTTAATTACATGACAAACAGATGTTGCATCTTGTAGTGATGTTGCAGTGTATGGCACGATTAAATCATCAGCTGGTACAAATTTAGATACAGCTCTTCCTAATAAATCATCGTAATAAACTTTTTTAAATGTTGAACCTGCAAGTGGCAGGTAAAATAACATTTGATCAAACTCAGGTTCATATTCTTTCATTTGATCCATAAGTTGATAGTTCATGAAATCTTTAACACGCTGAGACTGTTGTTCTTTCATAGGATTACTCGCTCCCATGATTTGAGTTCTTACTGGTCCATCAGCTGGGAGTAACTCTTTATAAGCGAGCGCCTGAAACTGAGTAACAGCTTCAGCAAGTACCGGGTGAGTCGCCCCCGACGCGCCTTGGAAAGGTTCGGTTCTATTTTCATATTTAAATCCTAACAGATCTAAGCCTACAGTGTAAGCTCTTTCCCAATCAGCACGAGATAATTTATATTCTCTATAATCTCCTTCAAGTCTATTGGCTATTGGATCAGTAACATCTTCAGGTAATAAATCGTTTAAATTTGCAAAGTGATCGCCTTGTTCAGGTAAAGGCATTGCTGTTGGATCAAAATCAATTGTTGCCCCTTCTTCGTCTTCTATAACTTCAACGGGACCTTTTCCTAATTCCTCCGCAACATCAACCTCTGCTATCGTTTCTTCTTCGATATCTTCTGGTCGTTTAATGTTTGGGAGAGTTTTATCTATTTCTGCCATTTAAATTCTCCTGCTTCTTCTTATCTTGTTTTTTATCTTTAATCAACCCCTGCGAACTAGGTCCTCTTAATGGTGGTATTTCCTTCCATTTAACGTGCTTCATGTTTTTAACTAAGGTTGGGTTTTTTACCATTTCTTTTTTAACCCCATTATGCCTCCATGTGCTCTTCCTTGAACTTGTGATTGCCAGTTTTGATTAGCATAAATTTTATTTTTTTTTAACCAATCAAAAGCAGCTTTTTTTCGTTCTGCTGTATCAGCTGCTATTTTTGCTGTAGTCTGTTGTTCTAAGGCATAAGCATCTTGTATAACTGGTTCATTATAATAAGAACCAACAGGACCTTCATAAAATTCAGGAGTGTTTTTTAATCCTTGAAGTTCTAATTCTTTTTCTTTTATAGCTCTTTCAATTAAAAGTTGCTGGTAACCCTTTCCTTCACGGCCAGGAAGTTTCGGGACATGTGCTAGTTTATTAATAGCAGCATCTCTTTCTTGATCAAGGTACGCTAATTCTTGCTCTAATTCACCCATTCGTTTCATCTTATAAGCTAATTCATCACCACCCGATTCTCTCTTCCATTCTTCTTTTTCAGTTTCACCTATAAATGGAATTCCATAAGCAATGTCATTTAATATTCGTTGACCACTTTGTCCTTCAAGTGCTCCCCAACCTGCTATGATCGGGGCAAACGCTGCTTCCCATGCAAGAGCTATACCTGTTCCTCTTGCAATTTTTCTACCATTTTTAAACCATTTAAATAAATTTACATTGTCTTTAGCTAGAGGAGCGGAACGTTGTAAAAATTTTTCAGGTTTAGCGTTAAACTTTTCCTTTAAACAACTCATGATACTTCCACCTTCTGCTTTTTTTCCACAACCGTGTATTTTTGACAGTTGCGCTATAGATCGTGGACTTAAGGCGTCGAAACTGTCTGAGAAAGTGGTTAGGAATTTTGAGGCCCCTGCTTTGCTTATCTTTCCTGCTTCTATAAATTCTGTAAAAGGACGTGCACCTTTAACATCTAAATAATAACCTTTTTGTTTTGCAAGAGCTTTTAAATCAATACTATGTTTCTTTTTCCATGTAAGTAGATCTTCTTTGGCATAGTGTTTCGATTGAATTTTTGTACCCGGCACTATTTCTGTGAAACGAATGCTTTCTGCAATCTCATCTCCATATTTAGCAGCTATTTGTTTTTTAAAACTTGGTATATGTGTTTTATTAAAAGCTTTAATTGCCTCTACTTTTTCTCTTCCTTTTAACTTGTCAATTTCTTTTAAAGAATTAGATAATATTCCTTGAAAATTTGCTAACAGCCCATCATTAATTTTTGTTTTAGTTAAATCTACAAACGCTCCATAAGCCGCCATATCGTTTCTCACCATACCACTTATACTTGCTACTTCATTTAAACTAACACCATGACCTTTTCCTAAATATTTAGTTAAGTTATCTTTAAAATATCTTTTAAAATTTTTAAGAGTTCCAACTTCATTTCCTAAAGTTTTATCTATTTCTCCAATTGCTAACTGATAAAAAGCTTGTTTATAAGGGTTATGTTTTCCACCTTGTCTCAATGCTTTAAACATAAAATCTCCTAGCTTTTCGTTCTTAGGTAGTTTTAAAAGTTTATATTCTTCTCCTTTATACATTTTTGATAAAGTAGCCATGGCGTTTGCCGCTCGTCCATGAGATTTTACGTCTTTACCTAAAACTTTTACAACCTCTTCTAAAGTAGGAAGTACTTTCTTTTTACTTTTTCTAAGCTTTTTCATTAAATCACTATTATGTAGTGTTTTTACATCTTTAAGAAGATCACGACTAATGGTCGTTTTATTTCTAAAAATAGAAAAATTATCCAACATTGCTTCTGTTGGTTTTAAATAATAAGTATAATTTCCTGGTCCTCTGATAGGTTTAAAAGTTTCATTTATAAATCCTTTTAAAGGATATTTATCTACTGGTAAATTTTTAAGTCTATATTTTTTTAAAGTTTCTTTAGCAATACCTAACTCTTCAGCTAATTGTTTTGCAGTTACGTACCCATCTGGGACAGCTAAAGTTTTAATTCGATCTGGATAAGGTTTAACTAATTTACCGGCATTTTTATCAGCATACCCGATCCGTCCACCATCAGCCATGTTCCGTGGTCCCTGGTCCACGGTTCGTGGATCTTGGGCCTTGTCCATTTGTTTTTCAAAATCAACAAACGCTTTCCACGCACCACGTTCGTGTTTTAAAGTGGGAGACAATTCCCAAGCTTTAGCCATTTTCCATTGTCCTATTTTCATTATTCTCCTAACAACCTAGCAAGACCACCGGATGCATAGTCACCATGCTCTTCCCAATATGCTTCAGCATCAGCCTGTGCTTTTTCTTGTTCCCATTCAGTTTGTGATCTTTTCTTAGTTGGTTTAGATTTTTTAACTTTGCCTGTTGCAAACTTTTCTACTTCATCAAAGTTTGATCCATGATCACCAAATTTTTCAAAAGTTGACTCTTCAAACTTAACGTTTTCTGGATGTCCTCCAGTAAATTCTGCTTCTTCAATCCAAAACTCTTCTTTGGTTTTTCCTGGTTTAAGACGTAGACCCTCCTTGCCAGGTTTTATGTCCTTCACTAAATCTTTATGTATCGATACTTTTTCTCTTAAGAGTGGATCTCTTACCCCAACTTTAAATGGTTCATCTGAAGGACCACTTATTATATCTTCAGCTGCTTTATATTCTAATCTAACCGGTTGACCATAATGACCATCAGCCCAACCATGTTTAGTCTGTTCACCAATATCAACCCATACATCTCCTGTGTTTAAATCTTGACTGACAGAAATAGGTGTTTTGGATTCTGGTAATTTAGCTGTATGAGTAATAAGTCTATCATATTCTGTTACTTTAGCTTCTTTACCTTCTTTAATAACTCTATTTACAAGGGGCTTGAACCATGATGGCATGCCTTCAATATTTTTAATTGGGACTGAAGTTAGATCTGCAACTTTAGCAGTCTTAGCAAGAGGTTTTGCCCATTTAAAAAATTTACCAACAACTGGTAATGCTGCAAGGCCTCCCATTATTTTTAAAAAATTTCTTCTAGACATTTTTGGTCCTTTGCCTTCTGCAAATCCTGCACGACCGCCTAATGCCATATGTGGTCCGTAGCTTCCTTTACCAGGATTTGTAAAACCACCTGGGTTATCTGGTCTTCTGCCACCGCCACCGCCATTTCCATGTGGAGAAGCAGGTGATACATATTTCTTTTTCTTTTTAACAGGGATATTTATTTCGATATCTTTTCCTTTTCCTTCAGAAGCTCTTGGTCCGAAATAATTTCCTAATAATTCTAGCCCAGCACCTACGTTTAATTTTCTATTTTTAATTTGATTAAACACATATTCTTTTAACATTTTTGCATCAACATCTGTTCCTTTGACATAATCTTCATCATCTTCTCTTCCATATCCTTGACCTATATAACCTGTAAAATCACCCACAGTTCCATAATTTGGATTCCAATCATATTTATCCGTAATATCTATACTGGCATTACTAAAGTCTGGTGCATTAGGCATGTTATATTTATAATCATAAGTTCCTAATGTATTAAAAACAGAAGAATAACCAGTAGGATTAGTTCTTCCTATTCCGTATTGTGGAGAAGTATATCCAAAAGGATTTTTTTCTGTTACATAATCGCGTGGAAAAATTTGTCCTTTCCTAACAGTTCCGCTAGGAAATGCTTTAGGATGCTTATAACCTTCAAATTCCATACCCCGATCCATTTTACTTAAAACTTGATCTTTAACTTGATCTTTAAAATCTTGGTTAAAATAACTTTCATCAATTGTTCCAGTTTGATTTCCTGGTAACATTGTACCAGCATATAATCTATATTCAGGGGGAATATTTGCAAGAAGGCCGTTTTGATATCCTGTTCTTTCACCTAACATGCCTGCGATACCGCCGTCTGCCATCATTAATCCACCATTGGCTCTAAATCGACTAGCTCCTATAGATCCTCCTGCTGGACCTTTTTTAGATTCTTTACTACCAATCCCTGCTGTGCTTTCATGGTCACGTCCTGAAGGACTTCTCCAATTAGAATAATCCTTTTGCCATTTTGCTTTTGACGCTGCCGCTGCTGCTTCTTCTGCTAATCGTTTTTCTTTTATTTTTTTAAAAATATTTGCTTGTTCTTGTTTTTTCTTAAATAGTGCTTCTTTTGCCATAAGAGCTTTATATTCTTCGCTGCCATATGCGGGCATTTCTGCACTGCCTACTGGTGTAGAAGATAATATTCCTGTAAGAGCTGAAAGTGGAATACCTGCTAATTTTAACCAATTAGTAGGTTTTGTAACTGCTGTTGTTCCAGTTTCTAATAATCTTTTTAATGTTTGAGAATGGGGGTATTTTACCTTCATTCTTTCAAAAGCTGTCATTCCTTTAGTTGCTTGATCAGGTTTAAGTGCCGTTTCAAAACCAAATTTTGTTTTACCAATATTTTTAAAAGCCTCTGTAAGTGTCTGACCTGGGATTCCTCCTCCAGGAAGTTTAAAATGTTGAGCAGATTGAACTATAGGGATTTGTCTTGGTCCATATGTTGAAGCAACATTTATATTTGGTGTTGTAAATGTTTTACCTGTCCCTGCCCATGTTGGAACTGTACCCCCTGTAAATCCTGACGTTGCTATAGATCTTAAATTTGCAGGACTTGTTCCATGATATCCTATATTTAAAACCCCACCTAATTGATATCCCGGTCTCTCACCCAGTAATCCTGCACGGCCACCTGATGCTTCACCCGTTCTTCTACCAGCTTTCATCTCTAAGATTCTATCAGGATAAACGAATTTATGTTTTCTTCTGCTAGTAAGAAATTCACGTATCATTTCTCTCATACTTGGATTTGCATTTGCAAGTATTCCCATCTCTCTTCTAGTAATATTATATCCTTCAGGATCAACTATTGCTCCTTCAAAATACGGAACACGGCCGCCTTCTGCAAAACCTTCTTCTTTCATAGCTTCTTTAACAGCTTCAGCAAAATCATAACCTTCATCCATTAATCGTCTTACTCTTTCACCAAATTTTTTCTTAGCTACATCTTCATCATATACGCCGTTTCCTTCTGCATAAGGCACTCTTTCATTTGTATCTTCTGCAAGTAAATAACTTAAACCGGTTCTACCACCACTAGCTTTGTTCCATCTACCTTTATCAAAATCTACTTCAACAACTTCACCAGATTTTTTAGGATCAGTTAAACCTAATCTGGCAGATTCTTGTTTTAATTTACGAGCTTCTGCCTCATTAATACTTTGTAAAATATTTTCTAACTGTCTTTCGTTATTAATTAATTTATGATCAACTCCATTTGTAAATAATCTCTCTCTTAAAAAATGTTCACTAAAATCAAGTTTACCTTTTTCAGGTATTTTCATAATTCCTGACGCATCAGGTTTCATGAGTTTTTTCATCAAAAATTTTCTAATTATATTTACTGCCATTAATAATACACAAACTTCCTAGGCGCTCGTTTTTCATCTACGTAATCTTCAGGGTGCTTTAAAAAACCACCTTGTCTAAAGCGCATAACAGCTTGAGTCATACTATCAACTAAGTCGTCATGATCACCATGCGGGAATGCTGCACATTCCTCAATCACTTCTTCCGCAAACTTCTGGTCAGGCGCCCAAATCATGCCAGATTCAAACAGCGGAGCGCATGTATTTACTCTGACATGTTTATCATTTCCTTTGCTTGGTGTAAAGTTCTGAACTGGTATATCCATCTGTCTCAATTCATAGGTCAAAGGCAGTCCTGCGGCCTTTGCTTCGATGATAACTGATTCTGGATTCCAATATTTATACTGATCCAGTGCAATACGCCTTAATTCCGGGAATTCATACCTTCCTTTGATCGCATCTACTAAAATGAGGTTAGCAGGTGAATCTTCGTTAGGATAAAATACTCCCCAAGTCGTAATTGCACTAAAATCGGCTGTTTCTTTCTTAAGATACGCAGTATCGTAAGATTGAATTACATAATGAAGGTTAGGTGGTTCGTCATGATCCCATACTCGCCACCATTCTCGCTTAATTAACGCTCCTTCTTCAGAAGTTGGACGTTGCATCCACTGTGCATTCCATTTTCCAACCGGTAACGTTGCTTTTACCTTCTCTAATTCGTCTAATTTCCAATATTCTGGCCAAACTGCTTCAGGTTTAGGTCCATCATCCAAGATCGCTGGAAATTCGACCACTTCCCACTGATCTCCTTTAATTTCAGTTTGATTTTTTAATAAAATTCCTGTTAAATCTTTTTTTGACCACCTTGTCATGACTAAAACTATTTTTGCACCAGGTTGTAAACGTTGTCTTGGTCCTGACGTGTACCATTCATACGCATTTTCCATGGCTGTTGGTGAAAGTGCATCTTGTTCCGAGTGCGGATCATCAATAATTAGTAAATCAGCACCACGACCCGTGATTGCACCACCAACACCAGCTGCAAAATACTCTCCACCTTGCGCAGTTTCCCACCTACCTGCAGCTTGAGAGTCTTCTTGTAGTCTAGTTTTAAAAATTTTGTGATAATCTGGAGAGTCAATTAAGTGCTTGGCCTTACGACCAAATCTTATTGCAAGCTCTCCGGTGTGAGTTGCTTGAATAATCTTTAATTTTGGATTACGGCCCACCATCCATGCTGGTAACAAGTAAGATGCAAACTCCGACTTAGT